ATAGGAACCCTCTTTAGATAATTATTTAATCCTACGATTAGATAATGTCTACATTAGTGAGTTTAAAGTCCATAGTGTAATACATAGTCTGAGGATGGAACCCAGCTTCAACCAATGCAAATCGTGATTTAATCGCAATCTTCGGTGCCATTGTACCTTCAGCGATAGTCTCTACAGACTCAGCCATTAGATACGGCATGAATACCAATCCTGGTGAATTTCCGTCACCTTTACGTCCAACAGCGATACGTGTATCATTGAAGTCTCTGTTTGGATCAACATAGATAGTAACTCCACTTACTGCGCCAATTGGATAAAGTGATCCACCTGCTTGGTTAATAGTATTTGATAGTGGGTAAGGTACAAACCCAGATACATCTTGGATAGCAGTTGCCATTTTTCCACCAGTTACGGCGAAGTCAGCTGGACCACGTCTTCCACGAGTACCAATAAGGTTAGTTGCAGCAAGAACCTTTGTAAGGATTCTTCTTTGCAATGTTCCTTGTGTTTCACCACCTGCTCCAACTGTAACGTTTCCTGCATTAACAGTTACTACTGCTCCAGTGTTATCTTGGCCCAATGTGATTGCTGTTGTTCCAGGAACAACTGCGGTGTTGAATGCTGCAGATAGAACTGTTCCAGTAACAGCTTCAATTTGAGCTGCGTTAGTACAACCTAGTTTGAAGATTCTGTCAAGAATCAGTTTGTTAATATCCTGAGTAAGTTCATTTACAAGAACTGCCTCAACTTGAGCTACTGCATCAATTCCAAATTGCTTAAGGTCTTGGACTTGCTCACGTGTAACAGCGGCTGCAACTTGGTAAGTCTTAGCAGATACTGATTTGTTGAACAATGATAGACCAATAAGGTTATCTGGTGTAGATTCACCAACTTCTCTTTCATAAGGGTCAATTGATGCTACAGATCCATCGCCACGGCTACTTAGTTCAAATCCAGATCCAGAGAATCCAGTAATATGATCTTCAAGAGCTTTTACAAGTTCTGCACCACCATCCCATGTTCCGGCTGATACAAGTGATCGGTCATCTAACCAGAAATCTTCGCCAGCAACAATTGCTTGGTAGATTGCTTCCGATCCGTTTTCACCACCTTGTGCGTATGCGCTTCCAGTCCATCCTTCTACTCTGAAGATTGGGTAACCATCAATACGAGATAGACCTACAAAGGTAAGCTTGTATGATGCTTGTGTTCCGTCAGCTGCCTGAGCGTAAAACACTTGGTCTGCTGCAAGAGCAGGCTGTGCACTGTTAAGTGTTAATGGCGCCTTGATCATTAATGGTGCTGCTTTAGAATTTAATCCTCCAGCTGCTGCCATAACAGATCCACCAGCGTATACAAAGTCCAAGTAAGTAAGAACTCCCATAGGTCCTTGCATTGGTACTACTGGTACAAGATCAAGTCCTACTGTCTGTGCTGCAACCTGCATAGCAAGTGGAAGTAGTGAGAAAGGTCTGTCTCCTGAACCGGGAGTTTGGCCAGTAAACTTATTCATTGTTCCTGGATGATCAGGAAATTGTGTTGCTCCCATTCCAGGAACATTCATGTTCGGGTTAAGGTGAACAGTATTGTAGACACTTTCATTAAGGTTGTGATAATGGCAATACTTTGACATCCAAACTAGCTTAGACTTTGAAGTAATTCCAGTTGACTCCTCAATAATCGGTCCCCAAATACTTTGTACCTCGGCCTCGTTTATAAGTTGATTAGCGTACATTTTAATTTTTATTTTTTTCGCTATTTTCTTAACCTACTGTCTTTTGCTTCTTAACAGTTGTGATTATGAATTATATATCAATGGTTTATTGACCTTTTTTCTAAAGCATAAAAAAAGTGGATCGATTAAGATCCACTTTAAGTATAAATAGTTAAGAATTATTAACGATTTAAGCTAAATTTCATTTTGCTAACAATATCAGCTCTTTGTTCAGCAGAAATTGCATATTGGTTTTTAACCTCTCCACCTACTGCAGTTGAATTTTCATTAAGTTTTTCACTTATCATTTGCTTATCTCTCAAATCGCGCGTTGCCCAGAAGTTATTAATTTGATATGACGTATCAACAGGATAGAAATTAGATTCTGCGATAATTTGAGTTTTTCTAGCTTCAGATAGTTTATTCCATTTATCATGATACTTCGCTGGCATATCATCAATAACACTTGGTTTGTTTTCTGCAACCATGAAACATGATTCCCAAACGTTATGTGCATCAATAGAACTCATAATCGTAGATTCATTCATCTTAGTGATTACTCTACCTTTAACATCTTCCGTTAGTGCTTCGAACTCTCTTTTCTTACCTTCACCTAAGAAGTTTAAAAACACCAATTCACTTACGTTCTTAGCTTCTGCCTTTGCAATTAAAGAATCAATACTTTCAGTCAATGAATTTTTATATTCTTCAGCTTTTTCTGTAAATTGAACAGATTCAGTTAATGCTGTAACTTTAGTACCATTCTTTTCCAATAGTGCTTTGTCGTATTCTTCGTTGATCTGCTCAGCCATATACTCAGCGTAATTAATTCCTCGTTGAACTCCTTCTTTAAGGTATTCAGCGTATGCTATACTTTCATCAAGTTTTACACCAAGATGCTCAGCATATAAAATTCCTTTGTTAAGTCCTTCTGCAAGGTAATTACCAAATCGTATTGCTTGGTCAGCTTTCTCTGCAACTTCCTCAGAATACTGAATTCCTTTATCAGCTTTATCTGCTACATGTCCAGTGTATTGAATACTTAAATCTAGTTCTTCTCCAAGGTATCCTGTGTATTCTTTAATCAGCCTTAAGTTTTCTGCGAGGTAATTAGAATAAGTTACATTCTTCTCTTGAGATTCATCAAGACCTTCTATACTTTCAACAATCCCATTAACCTTTTCGGCAATAGTGTTAGAATATTGAATAAGTTTTTCTAATTTTGAATTATCTTCGGTAGCTGCTGCTTCCTCTAACTTTGTGATTTTATCCTTTAAGTATTCTGTATACTTATTAAAATCCTCAGCAAGTACATATTTTTCATCTCCAGTCATTTCTTCTGATTTTGTTTCTTCTATTTTATATATCGGTTTGTCTATTTCGTAAATAAATAAATTGTCATTGTCAAAACCATATGACTCATTTACTCTTGATAATTCTGCATTTTCAAATCCAGGATCTGCAACTAAGTCGTAAGTAAACCATCTCTTGATTTTAACTCGGTTATCTGAACCAACTGTTCCTGCTGCTCTTGAGGAAATGTGAAGCGGAATACCATCTTCGATAAGTGCTTTTGCTTCCTTGCCTTTAGTAGTATTTAAAAGTCGAATTCTACCTCGTACTTGTTTCTTCACTTCATCGTAAGTTAACTCTTCGATAACATGAGATACGTTTGATAAACTAATATCAAAGTCTTTTGGATGATCAAGTTCACCTAGAAGCTTTTTTGTCTTAACTTTAGCTTGTAGTTCTTTGATGTGTGGTAACACTTCCTCAACTTCGTAAATCCTGTTATTCTTATTCTTAACTCCGAGCTCTGTGAATATACCTTCTAAAATTACACTACCGTCAGAATTTGTAGTTGCGGCTAAATCCGCCGTAGATCTTTCTAGTATAAGTAGGTTCTTAACTCCCATGTTTGTTTATTATTTGTTTTATATATTATGTAGTCTTCTCTGAAACTAGATTGTGCTAGTTCGTATTCTAAAATTATTCAAATTCATCCATAGGGTCAGGTTCAGATTCGGCCTCAAAATCTTTTTTATTAGCTCCTAGCAGTATCTTTTCTATGTCCTGTTCTGCAAACCCTTCTTTCTCTAGATCAATTCGTGTCATTGATCTAGCGTTAGCTTTTAGATCATCCTGAGTAAATCCACCGTATCGTTTCACTAACCAAGGCAAACTGAAATATGGAATTTCTGTCATTTCTGCATCCATTTCACTCAATTGAGTCTTAACGTTACCGATAAAGTCAACTCGGAGTGTCATTAATTCCATTTCTTTTAATTCTTCGAATACATTATCTTTTACCCAATTTAAACCAAGCCCAGATTTAAAAGACACATCCTTCTGAAGTTCAGGATGATTAAGACACATTTGAATATAAAGCGGCTTAACTAATATTTCCTGGAAGATTGATCGTAAACGGTTAATAAATTTAGCAAATTTAATTTCATCTCTCATCATACCACTTGCTTCCAAGTCCCAAACAGAACCACCTTCTCTGTCAAATCTAGAGAATGGAATTTTTGAAGCTAGTTTTAATCTATCTGAGAAATATGATAAAGATTCTGTATCGCCAAGATCTGGACCGTCACCGCCAATGTTTTCAATTTCAGGTTGCTCGCCATCTTTAGAGGGTAACCAATATTCCTTATTGAATGGCATCATTGGATTTCCATTCGTATTCATTTCACCACTATCGAAGTCGAAGTCAACAACTTCTCGGTAACTATTCATAAGAGATGCAAGTGATTGCTTAGCTCTCGTTTTAGATTTACCACCAACTGGTATTACAAATTTGGTTTTAAAGGATGCGTTAGTAACAGCCCAGATAATTCTGGTATGTTCCATAATCCTCAACATATTGAATGATCTAATTAGTCTTTCAATATATGATGTTCTTTGTGGTGAGTTTACTTGGGAATAAGATATATAGATTACTTGAGAGTCCCACAGTTGCTTTTCTTTTACACCTCCGCCAGGATATTGAGTCCACTGTTTCTTTCCCGTGGTTGTATCAATCCCTGGCACTAACGACTGAGGATCTAATTCTTTAAACCCGATTACTTCTGTTTGATCATCGTTATAAACAATCTCAAATGCAATATAACCATCGACTAACCATTTTCTAAAGTAGTTCCAAATACTTAGTGCATCATTAAATCCAAAATAGTTATATATATTATTGTATACATCTCCTATTTCTTCCTCTATTGCATTTGAAATTTGACCACTGAAGTTACCATACCCACAGTAATTAGATTCATCAAATACGATTGCTTCGTCGCACAAAACATCTAAGATTTCTTCTAACTCATCTTGAACTGCAAATGTTCTATATTTTTTTATCTTTTCAGCGTATTGCTTATCAAAGAATGAGATATTCTTTTTAAGTGTTGTATCAGTTAATGACATAGCCGCGAACGGTGAATAAATGTCATCTGCATCATTACCCATCGGATTCATCGTATATCCGAATTGGTTTTCAGTAAAACCGACTGCGCGTGAATTACGTATGACCATGTCATCGTAAGCCATGCCTAGATTAGATAAATCTTTCAATGCCTTAGTAACAGGATTGCCTCCTGTTAGAGGTCCCTTTCTATTTGTAAATCCAGCCATGTGTTTCCTTCCTTGAGTTATATATCAGTGTTGTAATAAAGCGCTTGAGCTTGACTAATACTTTTTCCGACAAATCTATTTTCATCGTTAGCAGCGGCGATATACCAATCTTCGTATCCTAACATTCTCATATTTCGTATTCGTCCAAGTTTATATTGATGAACACAGTGTTCTAAATTGATATGATTACCATAAGCATTCTTTAAGTTATTCCAATTAAATCCTGGGAGAGGTGATTGATTTCTAGGCTTGCCTGAGTAAGCAAGATTTGATTCTATCACATTAGAATAACTTTGCCAGATTCTATCTAGGAATGTTTTCCTTACAGTGTAAGGTAAATAATGCAAATTCAAACCGAGTTCGTTTCCATCTGTGCTTGGGCCTAGGCCTATTACAATTGGATTGGAGTCATAGGATATTGGTTTAGGTGTAAAGTACCGAAACGAATACATCTTTCCGTACTGGAATCTTCCAGAATAAGTGTCACCAAGGATGTTAAGTTGAGATTGGCTAGCTTTAGATGCGCCAGATTTTCCACCGTTTGCCTTCGTATAGTCAGATATGCTTTCCTTAAGACTATCAGCCATTAGAATATTTTAGAATCTTCTGTAATCAGCATTACTTTGAAGTTGGCCAATTTGCCAGCTTTCTGTAGTGCATCGTTCTTACATAAGTTTTTGACATACTGTTCGTATATCCACTTATAGTTAGCCATAGTTTTTGGAGTCTTGCGCTTTGGTTCTTTTGGTTTTTTAAGTTGTGCCTTTGGCTTTACTTCTATTGCATAGTTCTGAATTATCGGAACTCCATTCTCTTCCCCTCGTTTCATTCTAATGTAAAAATCAGGATAGTAGTTGCGGAATTTTTTAGTGAGAATATCGAAGTACTTAACAGAGAAAGGTTCACTCATCCAAGATATAACATCTTCATTATGATCACACCAATGACAGAACTTACGTTCCCAGCTACTCCTATAAATAATCGGCATAACACCGTTATACTTAGTAATAAACTTAGGAGTGTAATACCCCTGCTTGAATTTCGATTTGGATGTAGGTTTAACCTTTTTTATGCTCATGTTTAAAATGAATAAAGCCCATCACCATCAACTGAACCGTTAATTGAAATAGTTCCTTTGTACTTTTTTGGATGAAGTGCATTCCAGCCTTTAGCAAAACCACGTTTGCATATCTCTGTGAAATATGAAAAAGCGTTAGTACTTTTTTCAGGATTGAAGTTCCTCCAATATTTATATAGATCCATATAAGCCCATGCTATGCAATCTTGCTTATCGTCAGGATTATTATACGGTAATCTATTTGAAGATCTGTCTGCCAACATCATTAACATTTTCAGTGCCTTAGGCGTTAGTTCGTCTTGCTCTTTAGATGCTATAATCTCAGCAACAAGATCTTTGTTATTTAGATAGTTTCGTTTACGTGCCATCTTTGTTAAAGTTTAATGTTAATATACTAGTTATATGCAAAAAGGCCGAGAAGTTCTTTCCCGGCCCAATTCATTATGTATAAATATGCAACTTAAATTTTAACCTTAAGCTTTCCTCTTTCAATGTATTCTGATTCCATAGTATTTGCATCAACTACATCAATCAAACCATCATCACCCAATGAAGAATATTCTTCAGCATTTACCATAACCTCTTGGCCTTTTTTAAACGGTCCACTATCAATACTCATTATAGCTTCCGCATAACCATCGTTTAGATAATCACGCTTAGTTTTTTTTTCAACGATATATGTTGCTTGAAGTTCTTGTTCTTTTTTAGATAGAGCTCCTTCGACAAGTCCAAGTGCTTCAGTTAGCTCTTCGCTTATACCAATTCGTTTAATAGCAGCAGTAATAACTTCTTTCTTTTCTTCTAAGAAGCTTATTTCGCTATCAATAACAGTTCGTTTGTGTTCAACGATTGCTGAAGCCTCACCTTCTGCTATTAAACTTTTAGATAGATATGAAGTTGCATCATATCCAATAAAGTCTTTAGCTTCTTTTAGTGCTTTAGTTGCAGTTGGATAGAATTTCATTTCGTTTAAACTCATTGCTGGGTTTACCTTGTGCATCCATACTCCACCGTTACTTTCAACAGCTAACATAGTAAGATACACATTTAAGAACTCTGTACTTGTAAGTGATAATGCTGTGTCCATTTCAGCGACCATGTCTAAATGTTCTATCATAGCTGCAACTTTATCTGCTTCCCAAGCGTTACGTGCACTAAAGAATTTACTCGCAAGTAATGATTCTTTAATTTCTTGGGATGTTTTCTCAGATAGATCAATTTTACCTAAACCAATTGTGCCTTCTGTTAAGTCAATTTTAAGTGCGCTTTCAGCTTCACCGAATAGTACTAATGAATTTCCTGATTGTTTAAACATTTCCAATCCTTCTCTTACTTGTCCGAATCGCGAATCGGTAACGTTAGCTTCTGTTACTTCAGTTCCATCAAATCCAAAGGTTGAACCGTGAAGATTAAAAATCACAGTGGTCCCTTCCGTAAGGATTGGTGTAAATGTTTTTAGAACAACTGCTCTTGCTTGGTCTGCGCCTTGCGCTTCAGCTTTCATTTCGTTGAGGATTGCTTTACACTCAGCTGACCAAGGATTCTTAGCAGCTATGCTTTCAAAGCCAGCTTTAATTACATCTTCAGTTTCGTTAAGAAGTGTTGTTAATTCAACAGCTAATTTGCCATCTAGCGGATTGTTACGAGTTCCAATACTTAATACAGCTTCATTTACTTTAAATGAAAAAGTATGGGTTGCATACATATTATCAATATATCCTCTTAGTTCACTGATTGGCTTTACCCAATCGTGAATAGCAGAAGTGTTATGAATAGCCTTTGCGATATTGTATTTTAAAACTGGAGTAACTTTTTCATCTACTAAAGTTAGCCAAGTTGCTCTTGGATCATCTTGACTTTTTATAGTCGCAATTTCTTCCGTAGTTAATTTAGCAATGATATTAGAGTTAATAGTCATTTCTGGGAACATACCTAAAGCGCTTTCAAGAAGATCTTTAGCTTGCTTAGTTGAATAAGATACTCTAGACTTATCTGCAGATAAAGTCTCAAGCTTATCGATTGTGTTCACCACATTTTCGTATAGATCAACGAGTGTGAATTTCATATTTGTATGATTTTTTTGTTGTGTTTCTGTCATTGGCCCCCGCCCTCTTAATGCTTGAATTGCAGAAAGAGCAAGTTGTTGTTTAGTGCCCATCCCTACTAAGATTGCTAATACTTGTGCTTCAGACTTACCGCTCTTAAAGAATTCGGTGGCAATGTCTAGAAGTTGTTGTGGTGGATTATTCAAATATGGCGCTCCGGTATTGACTCCATACTGTGGATCAACATGCCCGTCTGCATATACTTGAGTCTGTCCTTCGTTAAGCTTGTTCATTAAGTGACTGATTTGGTTTATATATCAAGGACATATTATGAGTTTGTTTCTTATTCAGTATCATCGTTTCTGAACTGTTTACTTTTATCATTTTCATGTGGATCTACAGCTGAATCTACTTCACCGTCTAAAAATGGAACACTATCAGGATCTGGAGGTGTTTCTAAGTTACTCCATATTCCTATTCCTGGCGCCTTATTTAAGTCATCAACAGTGTAAATAGCCTTTTGAATTACACCACCAAATCGTATTTCACCATCTCTTAACATCCCAATACCATCCCGGTTAGGATTGTCTGGAGTATCTTTTATAAGTGTAATAAGCTCTGCTAATAGAATACCACCTTCAAATACTGGCATAAATGATTTAACTTCTAGTGGGAAAGTAACTTCAAATTCTTTCTTATCACTTAATCCAAATTCGTATAGTCTATTCTGGGCATAATCTTCAGGTACTTCAAGTGAACCTTCAATCCTCATCATACCAAGATCTACTTGAAAATAACTAGTCTTATACAATTTACTTATAATTGCTTCAGTAACTTTAAACATCTCCAATTGATTTGAACATATTACTGTTACATCAAATGACATATTAATTGGAACATATGCAGTTTGAAGTGAAAAGGTTTTAAGTTGCCCATCATATTCTCTAACAAATTCTGAACGAACATATTTATTAGTCTGACTCCCAGCATCTACATTTAGCCCAGTCAACTGTAACATTCCACGTGGAACTACTTCGTAATCACCAATAGCTTTACCAGCCTCCTCTGCATTGAACTTAAATAAGTCCATTAACATTCTTTCGTTTCCAGTAATAGACGGTAAGAATGGCAAGTTTATCTTTACATTCGTATCTTCATCTATTTGATTGTAGAAATAGACTTTGTTTTTTAGCTCCGCAAGTGTTGCTACTAAGATGTAACGTAGTATTACGTTGTCTGTATTGAACTCCTCGTTATAGCTTGACATAAATTACCTTTTAGTATTTATCCAATGTCTTCAACAGTAAATTCACTAAAGCCGGAGTCTTTGCTAATTTCAAGTCTTTTATCAAAATATTCTGATGGTAATACTGTATGATTTATTACAAATGTGTTGATCTTAGCTTCTTTGATGGTCTGATGAAGGATATTAATGATATGGTATATGCCAGAAGAATCTATAGATGAAAATATTTCGTCCAAAAACAGAATATTCAATCCAGGGAATCTTGTCTTTATCATTTTTATTAATGCCATAATAATTACGAAATCTGCTTTCTTCTTCTCACCTGTTGATAGTGTCTTGGGATTTATCTCCTCGCCCAAATGATAGAGTACACAATTAAACTTCTCATCAAATACTACCCCAAACGGTATACCCATCTCTTTACCCATCAGCATTACGTGATTGTTAAGTGATGGTAATATAGATTTGACAGCTAGGTTCTTAATACCATCCTCACCTACAATAGTTTCAAGTAATGATAGGTAATAATTCTTTCCTTCAATAGAAGTTTTACCACTTAGGCTTGATTCTTTCTTAACATCAAAGTCATCAATTAGATCACGTAAATGTATAGAATTTTGACCTTTATTTTCTGATATCTTTATAAGCTCAGTTTTAATCTGTTCCATTTGAGTATCAAGCTGAGCAGCACGAGTTATAATCTTTCTATTGTTATCTCTTGCAGTTTGTAGATTTTCCTCAGCAATTAATACTTCTGCTTTAATAGTTTCTTGATTAGTTCCAAGTGTGGCTATTGCACACTTGTGTTTATCTTCTTCTTTTTCGTGAAATTCAGATTCTAAAGATGCATTGCACGTTGGACACGAATTGTTTTCATATAACTTTAATGCTCTGTTGTGAGAAGCAATATCGTTCTTAATATCTTGTTGCTTTTGAACTTTGCGTTTAGCTTCTTCTGTAGATGAAACGATCATAGATCTAACCCTTTCATTTGCTGTTACTAGCTTTTTCTTATTTTCATTAAGTTCAAATAGTCTAGTCTTCAGAGTCTTTATCTCCGCAGTATTTTTATCATTAGTAGCTTTTTCAAATTCATCAAGCTTCAGCTTTACAGACTCAATAGAATCTGTGAGCGTTTTGATCTCTTCTTCAAATACTTTAATGTCTTCAACTATTAACTTCCTCTTATTCTTAACAAGCTCTTTCATTTCGTTAATAGCAGAGAACCCAAAAATTCTATCAACGATTTGCTTCTTGTCGCTTGTGGACATTGTAATAAATGACTTAAAGTCGTTTACAGATAATATAATTACATTCTTAAACACATGGTATGGAATATCGAATATTTCAGTTTCTAAGAAGTCTTGAAGATTAGTCTTGCCTGCTACATCATATTCAACGTCATTAACTTTGACTGTGAATATACTTGGACTTACACCTCTCTCAATCTCAACTCGGTTGTTCTTACAAGTCATAATGACTCTACCCCACATACTACCATTAACACGGTTAGGTAAATCTTTAATATTTGCACCTTCAGTTTTACCATAACAGAGATAAGTTATGACTTTAGCAAGGGACGAGTTATGAGAAACAAATCTGTTTGCATAAAATTCTTTAACTTCATCTACTTCAATGTCATATAGATCGGCAGTACCATCTATTATTTTATTTTCAACTATATGCTCTATACCATCTTCAGTCTCTATACAATCTCCGACTTTAAATAGTTTGGCTTTTTTCCAGTCATTAAAAAAGAACAGATGATCTGGCGAACTTGCTATAGTTTTGCCGGTATCAGTTGTTAGTTTGTGCTGAATGCTATCGTACGCCGTTATGTCAACGCCCAAGACTTTTTTCTTACCATGCCGTGTACATACTTCAAATGCTCCATCACTTACACTATTATTAAGCATGTTAAACTCATACAGATCACCTATATTACATTCTGTTTTTGAGTCTGGCTTAAAGTACTTATGTACTTCTATTTTACATTCTTTCTTATTCTTAATAAACTCTAAAAACTGATTTCGAAGAACTGGGTCATCGATGCTAACTTTAATGGAAGTATCTTTTGCAAGACATTTGCCAGCTCCATTTTCTCCTAGCACTAAGTACAAATTGCCAACATCTTCAAAGTCTATTTTTTGGACTCTATTGCCATAACTTGCGAAGTTCTTAAATTCTATCGAGTGGAGCTTCATGTCTTAATTTTCGTGTGAGGGTGCTAATGTTTCTTTATATAGTAATATCACAGACTTAACTAATTTCTGCTTCAGATCCTCTTCTATGTTCATTCCATCAATATAAACCTCTGCTATCTGCATCAAATCTATTTCACCTTTAAAGTCTGATATGCTCCCGTCTTCAATTTGAGCCATACTTTCTTCATCGTATACTCTTGGTTCAAGTTGGTGAGCAAGTCCATCCAAATGATCCATGAAAGCATTAATGTCATACTTACCTAGAATATTTGAAGGTATAAATAGATCTACAAAATTGTTTTTGATTTCTATTGCTAATTCACCCATCGTACGTTCCATAATATCTGGCATATAATACCTTTCAAATTCTGGAGAGTAATCATTTTCATAAAATGTATGATCACCACTTTCAAGATCTAATAGATAGATTCCTTTTCTATTACCTCTATCAGAACGTGTCATCTGATATGGATTACCAACTAAAATGAAATTCTCTTTCTCCTGACGATAATGAATATGTCCACTATAGACTCTTTTAAATCTTGAGAAGATATGAACATCATTACCACCTTCGTGAAGATGCCTAGTGCTAGGACTAACTTGAACACCTTGAGTTTCTGTATGACAGAACATATAGTCTATCTCCTCATCAATTTCTGCTAATGATTCTGCCTCATGTGCAGAATCTCTACGCCAAGGCATCAGCAAACATTTAACATCGCCATATCTTTCGATATGTGGTTCTTTATGAACCTTCACATTCGGAATATACTTTAAGCAGTCAACAGACGTAATGTCGTTGCTATTCTTTTTCATAATGTCGTGATTGCCAACTATAACTCGTATCTCTGGGAATATCTTTGACAATTCTTCAAATACTCGTATGCCCAAATCTTGTGCTGCTAGGTTAATACTTTGACGATTATCAAAAACATCACCTAGGTGAAATAATACATCACCATCTTTGTATTCCTCTTTAACTAACGGTATAAAAAAATTAAAGAAGTAATCTTCAATTATGCCTAACCATAGTACTGAATTTGATCTACAGCCTAAATGAGTATCACTTAAAAGCCAAATTCGTTTTGTATCTTTACTTTGCATAATGTACATTTAAGGATATTACATACTCTTCAATTTTAACCTTACCAATTAGAAACTTAAAATTCCTACCTTCATTAATTACAGTTGCCATTTTTGCTAAATTTTGATTTTCTAAAACCATATCAGATCCCCTTCTATTGTATGTCCACTTAGACTTTATTTCTATCACTTCATTCAAATTACTGATGAAAAAATCTGAAACATAGAGTCTATCTACCTTATCTAAATAATCGTATTTAAAACTCAAACCATTACTTACTAATGCTAACATATTATGCTGTTCCATTAATTCTAAAAAATGCAATTCGTAAGATCCTTGATAATATATGCCACTATTTTTAAACGCTATGGTTCTAATTTTCCTACTATTCATAATTTTTTTCATGATATGAATATTTTTGGCTGGAACATCGACTCCATAATTTTTAAGCAATGTATTTCTACAGTGCTTTCTAATTTCATTATTCTGTAGTGGATTTTCAGCACCCCAGTTTTTCAATGAAGTTTTCTTATATTTTTCTTTACATACTTTAGATTGCATTGCATACTTACTACCGTATTTTGCTTCTACTATAGACTTGCATCTTTCCCGGAAATCTTTATTTTCTAATGGATTTTCAGTACCCCAGTTTTTCAATGAAGTTTTCTTATATTTTTCTTTCGTTTCTTTATGATTAGCACTGCAGCTTGGATCTCCACAAAATTTTCTAAAACCCTCTTTAAATTTATTATGATACCTAGTGTACTTATTACATTTAACATTTGCACATGTTGGAACGTATTCTAAATGATGTGCAATACACCAAAGTTTACCGTTTATAGTAGAGTTTCCAATTATATTTTCTAAAATCCAAGTCTTAACAATGTCAGTATATACTTTAGAATTTAAAGAATATGGTCTACCGTTAGATTTAATTATAATGTTCCTAATATCCTTAAATGTATATCCCATAATGTATATATTGATACATTATGAAATAAATGCGAATCCGAGACCATCCATATGCGCTTAGCCATCTTAGAACAATTTTCTTATATTTTTCTTTGCGATAATGTCATACTTAGAATCTAATTCTTGGATCAGTTCATCCTTAAATTTGTTTGAGAGTGAACTGTAGAACTTATTCGGAAATACATCGAAGTAATCTGATAGTGCACCGAATAACTCAACTCGTTTATAATTTTTACCGATCTTACTAATAATAAAGAAGAAGACTTGGTTAATCTGAACTTTATTCAATTTCTTAGTTACACCAGCATGTGTTACTTTACTTAGATTTTTAAACTCGCTCTTTTTAATTAAGGAGTCAACCTGATCCATTAATATCTCATAATGTATTTTATCTTCTGGATCAGTAGTATCTTCGTATGAAGCTTCTACCTTAAATGACATCGTACTGTTATCGAACTCTTGTTCGCCATAGGTGTTATTAAATATTTTGTCTATTGCCATTATGATTAGTGTGTTATATCTTCAGTTTCGGTTAATCTCATATGTTCGTAATCAATATTAAATCTGCATCTTGAACCCTTTCCGTGTCCATCTCTTATCTTTAATACTTTAAGCCAATATTCTCTATTGACATGCATACTTGCATCTTGTATAAGTGCATACATTACATCTGCGGTGTGTGCCAAGCCTGCTGACTCTGCGATATTCTCCATCTTAATTTCTGTAGAATCCCAAGCCCCACGATTTAGCTGCGTCCCTGAGATAATTAATAGATTGCGCTTTACTGCGAGTGCACGTAGATCTTCTGCGATTTGCTTGATCTTCATGTATGTATTCTCAGTGTTTGGATTTCTATAATTAGCTAGGATGTTAATATAATCAACAATAAGTACATTTACTTTATGATCTTGAGTTTCTTCTAATGTTTTCAAGTATGCTTCTATATCTAATACTGATGCATTACTTGTAGGATATTCCTTAATGAATAATCTTCCAGGTGGAAGTATACCTCTTGAGACAATATCAAGTCTCCGTTTAATTAGATCTCGGTTGGCTGACTTTTCATCATATTCACTCATTGGAATGTTTAAAAGATTAGAACCAATTCTTTTTAATACTTTCTCTTGAGACATTTCTGCAGTAATGAATACTACATTATGTCCCATGCGTACAAAGTTAGCAGCGTCGTTAGCAAGCCAAATGCTTTTCCCAACCCCTTGCTCCCCGGCGTAAATTATTAGGGTTTTTGGATCATAACCACCGTTTGAAATTCTATCTACAAATGACCACCCAGTCTCTATCTTTTTAGTTTTCCTTTGGCGGTGGCTATCTGCATTAAAGAAGTCTATTCCTAAATCTGCATCAAAATTTATAGAAGCTTCATCTGCTATCATAGTGATGGCTCTGTTTACAACATCTTCCACGTTTTCAGGTGATACATTTTGAGTTTTTACAAATTCGATAGTCTTAATTAGTTTCTTATCAAAGTGTCTCCATTTGATCCATGCCTCTGCAGTTCTCTTTAACCATTCCTTTTCATACTCCGCAATGTTAATACTGTAGATA